GTGTGAACAGAATCCCCAGGAGGCCCTCATGGCGATTGACCGTGCCGCCGACCTGCGTGCCGACTACGACGCTCTCGGCGAAAAGCTCACCACTGCGCAGGATGCTGCTGCCGCTGCGATCGTTCGGGAGCGTCGCCTGATCGGTGAACTGCTCGAAGCTCTGGAGTCGCCGGTGGAGGTGCCGTTTGTCGATCAACTGGCCTCTCGCCGTAAGTCCCGAACCAAGCCTGGTGGCGCTGCCAGTCGGCGCAACCAGTCTCGATGAGGCCGACGCCGCCGTAGAACTCTGGGAGCACTACAAGGGCCGCAAGCTCGATGACGGCCAGCGGCTCGATGTGGCCGTGATGCTGGCCACTCGCGACGATGGCCTGTGGGCTGCGTCGGTGACGGGCCACGAGAAGCCGAGGCAGTCGGGCAAGGGTGACGCGATCGAGGTCGTGGAGTTGTGGGGCACTACGCAGCGCTCCGAACGTATCCTGCACACGATCCACGACGCCGTCCTACTGGCAACCGAGACGCAGTCCCGCATGCTGTCGCTGCTCGACAGCCACGCCGATCTCCGACGACTCAAGTCGAAGGAGTGGAAGGGCACCGGTCAGCAGAAGATCGAGTTTCGTAACGGCGGTGTCATCTGGTACCGGACGCGCACTGGCGCCGGCGGCCGTGGTATCGACGAGGTCGACCGCCTGGTGGTGGACGAAGCGCAGCACGCCGAGTTCCAGCACCTGTCAGCCATCACGCCAACACAGGCCGTGTCGGCGAACCCCCAACTGAACGCCCTCGGCACCGGTGGTCTCGCCGGCAAGTCCGACTGGTGGTGGTCGCTTCGCAAGCAGGCGAAGGGCACCCCGGGTGCATTCGCCTGGCTGGGGTGGTCGGCGCAGCGGTGGGACGTCGACGACAGCGGCCGTGTGTCGATCGATGATGTCGACCCGTTCAATCGCGAACTCTGGTGGCAGACCATCCCCGGTCTCGTCGCCGGCCGCACAACGATCGAGTTCCTCGAGCGTGAGTTGCGTATCCTCGGCCCCGAAGGTTTCGCTCAGGAGTACTTGTGCGTGTGGGCGCCGCCGCCCGACGTTGGCGGCAACAGTCCGATCCCGCTCGACGTGTGGGAGACATTGACGGATGCCACGTCGGCAACGGCGTCGAATGCCGCCCGTGTGGCGTTCGACGTGAGCACCGATCGCCGGTTCTCGTGCTTCAGTGCTGCGGGTCGGCGTGCCGATGGCCTCGGCCATGTCGAGGTTCGTGACAACCGACCCGGCACTGATTGGGTGCTCGTGCGTGCCGGCGAGCTCGCCGAGGGTCATGGTTGCCCGATCACGGTGATGCGTGGTTCGCCTGGTGCGTCGTTCATCGACGAGTTCGAGCGTGCCGGCATCGAGGTCGACGTGATGTCGCCGAACGATTACGCCGAGGCGTGCGGCCGGTTCATCGACGCCACAAGGGGCGTGACGCCCGATATCCGCCACCGTGGGCAACCGCTGCTCCGTGTGGCTTTGAGTGCCGCACAGACGAAACCAAGCGGTGACGGTGGCCTTGTGTGGTCTCGCCGTTCGTCGACCACGGACATCACGCCATTGACGACCGCCACGATGGCGTGGGGTCGTGTCGGTGACGGCGTTGATGCGCCTGCCACATTCTTCGTCTACTGAGTCCCCTGGAGGTCGCCCATGCGCAACACGCTGACGACCATTGCCGAGATCCTCGGCGCCACGTCCATCACCATCGGCGCCACCCTCGCCAACACCGCCGCCGGCCTCGTCGTCGGTGGTGTGCTGTTGATCGCCGGCAGTGTGCTGGTCGTTCGGGGTGACGCGTGAGTTTGATCGTTCGTCACGGCACGCCGCCGATCGAGCAGCGGTCGACGATCGATGCCATTGGTGCGTTGGCGCGTGCGTCGAAGGCGTCGTATGGTGCGATGTTCGTCGACGCTGACAGCGCTATGCGTCATGACGCTGTGTGGTCGTGCCGGACGCGTATTGCTCAGGACTTGTCGATGATGCCTGTCGACGTGGTGCGCTACTCGGGCGACACCCGCCAGGACGTGACGCCGGTACCGCAGATCATTGCCGCCCCGTCGGCTGTCGTGTCGGCGTTGGACTGGCGCTATCAGGTCGTTGACTCGTGGCTCGCCGATGGCAACGTCTGGGGCCTCGTCACCGCCACCACGGCGAACGGTCTCTACCCGACGCGCATCGAGCTGGTGTCACACAAGCAGGTCCGCACCGACATGTTCGGTGGGCGCGGACGGTACCTAGTCGACAATGTCGAGGAGGATCTGTGGCCGGTCGGCCGGTTGTGGCATGTGCCGGCGTACACGATTGCCGGGTCGCCGATCGGGCTGTCACCGATCGCCTATCACCGGGCGACCATCGGTGTCGGTCTTGCTGCTGAGCAGTACGGCGCCGGGTTCTTCGAGGGCGGCGGTCATCCGACCGGCATCCTCGCCCCGTCGATCGACCCGGGTGAGGCGGGTGCTCGGACGTTGAAGGAGAAGATGTCGCGTGCGCTGCGTGGCAGCCGCGAGGTCGTCATTGTCCCGAAGGACACCATCTACACGCCGATCCAGACAGATCCGACCGATTCGCAGTTCATCGAGACGATGCGTTACTCGGTTGAGCAGGTGTGCCGGATCTACGGTGAGGACCCCGCCGATCATGGTGCGTCGTCTGGTGGTTCGTCGGTGACGTACGCGAACCGGTCTGACGCCGACCTGGCCCGTTTCAAGCGCCGCCAGTTCTGGGTGACGAAGTTGCAGACGGCGTTGTCTGATCTCGTGGCACCGCCGCAGGTCGTGAAGCTGAACACGTCGTCGTCGTTGATGATGACGGATCGTGAGCGCCACGAGTTGCACAAGTTGCGGCTGTTGTCGAAGACGCGCACGGTCAACGAGGTCCGTCAGATCGAAGACGAAGCGCCGTTCACGGGGGGCGAGTACGACGAGCCGGGCGTTCCTGGTGGAATGCCTGCTGACCCAACCCCGAAGGAGCCAACGTGAAGGCACCAAAGAACAACGTGTGCCGATCGGCGGCGTTCGAGATGCGCGCCGCTGACGGCGACGGTTTCACCCTCGAGGGGTACGCCGCCGTGTTCGACACGGCCACACGTATCGACTCATGGGAGGGCCGCTTCGATGAGATCGTCGCCCCCGGCGCATTCGCCAAGACGATCAAGGAGCGCTCCCCGGTTCTCCAGTTCGATCACGGCCATGACGTCGCCACCGGCTCGGTCCCCATCGGTGCCATCGAGTTGTTGCGCGAGGACGATAACGGGCTGTTCGTCCGTGCCCGACTCCACGACAACGCCAGGGTTGAGCCGATCCGCCAGGCCATCGCGTCGGGCGCCATCGATGGCATGTCGTTCCGTTTCCGTGTGACACGCGAAGAATGGAACGAAGACAGCGCACTCGACGTGCCCGTGCGCACCATCCGTGAGGTTGAGCTGTTCGAGCTGGGCCCCGTTGTGTTCCCCGCCTATGACGCAACGTCTGTCGGTGTCCGCTCCATGTTGGGCGGACTCGACGACGAACAGCGCGCCCGCCTCGTTGCGGAGTTGCGCGCAGAGATCTCCGACGCCGCCAGTGATGGCACCTCGGATACCACCGACGCCGACCCTCCGGTCACCTCGGGTTCCCCCAACCGTTCGGCACAGATCCGCGCCCGCATGGCGCTGGCATTCGCCGACATCCCGACCCCCAAGGAGTCACCATGAAGTACGCAGACAACCTGCGCGCCAAGGTGCTCGACCTCATCGCCGAGCGCACAGCGCTGAAGCTCGAGGCCGACGCCATCGCCACCGACGAAACCCGCAGCACCGACGAAGTCGACGCCCGCGTGGATGAGATCCTCGCCCGCAACACCGAGATCGTCACCGAGATCGACGCCGCCGAGAAGCGTGCCGCCGAACTCGATGCCCTCGAAGTGGAGCGCGCCGCCGCACCCATCAGCGCACCGAACTTCATCCGTGAGGCCGCCAAGCCGGCGTTCCACGAGATGCGTGCGATGCCAACCAAGCAGCTCGCCGAGGTCGTCACCCGTTCGCTCGAAGAGCGCGACGTCGATCCGACCTACGCGAACAAGCTCGTGAAGCGCCACAGCGCCGACCGTGACTGGCTCGCCAACATCGCCGCCCGCTCGACCGAGGCCTACACGGCGGCGTTCTCGAAGCTGATGACTGGCCGTGAGCTGTTCCTCACCGACGAAGAGCGTGTTGCCATCAACGTGGGCACCAACACTCAGGGCGGCTTCCTCGTCCCGACGCACTTGGACCCGACGATGATCCTGACCAACTCGGGTTCGTCGAACGCGATCCGGGCGTTGGCCCGTGTCGTCACCCTGACCAACGAGAAGACCTGGAACGGCGTCTCCACTGCCGGCTCCAACTTCTCGTGGGACGGTGAACTCACCGAGGTTTCCGACGACAGCCCCGTGTTCGCGCAGCCGTCCATCCCGACGTTCGTCGGCGCCGGCTTCGTGCAGGCCAGCTTCCAGTCGTTCGAGGACATCGAGAACCTGGGCTCCGAAGTGGCAATGGTCCTGGCCGACGGGCGTGACCGCCTCGAAGCTGCCGCGCACGCCACCGGCAACGGCACCAGCCAGCCCAAGGGCATCTTCACCGCCCTCGATGCGAACACGAACGTCGAGGTCACTTCGACCACGGCAGCGACCATCGGCCTCGTCGACCTCCAGGGTCTTCGTCGTGCCGTCCCGGTGCGCTACCGCGGCAGCTCGACGTGGTTGATGAACCCGGTGTACGCCGACGCCATCAAGGCACTCGGCAGCGCTGTGTCGGCAAGCTTCTCAACGGACATCACGGAAGGCAACTCGGGCACCCTGCTCGGCTCGCCGCTCGTGGAGTCCGACGAAGCACCGGCAACGCAGACCACCACGGTTCGTGACAACGAGATCGTCATCGGGGATTTTTCCCAGTACGTGATCGTGGACAAGCCCGGTTCGACCTCGTTGGACTTCATCCCGAACCTGTTCAACACGGCGAACAACCTGCCCGACGGGCGACGCGGCTGGTACGCGAGATTTCGTTCGGGCGCGGACGTTACGAATGTGCTTGCTTTCCGCCTTTTGCAAGATACCACCACGGCGTAGTCGTCGTCTGAGAGATGTGGACCGGGCGAGCCGCAGGGGCTCGTCCGGTCTGCACCACCCCTGCACCCCTGCACACCCTGCAAGGAGACCCCATGCCACTCGTCCGCGTCATCGAATCATGCGTCGTCTACGACGAAGACACCCTGTCACACGTTCCGCTCCGCAAGGGCGAGGCGTTCGACTCGAAGCACGACCTCGTCAAGAAGCGCCCCGACCTGTTCCGCGCTGAGATCGAGCAGGCGACCGCTAACCCGGGCCAGCGCCGTGGGTAAGCCAATCGACTTCCTGATGGTGAGGGTTGGCTGCGGGGAGACCCCTCCCCACGCTTATGTGGCGTCGAAGTCCCCCGTTCCCATGGCGTGGGTCAGCTCGGAACCGGTCGGTGACGATGGTTC